CCATCCGGCGCGGCAGCCCATCCAATACTTTTGAGCCTGTACGTCGCCGCCAATAGCCTTGTTGTACATTGCCCCGCCGACCTTGGCGTTGGCCTTGATCCATGCAGTGTCTATCTCATCGCGGTAATACTTCGTTAGGGTTTTAACGTCCATCTTCAAAGCTGATGCGATATTCTCTTGGGATATACCTACCGCTGCCATCATAGATACCGATTGAGCTTCCTCGTCGGTGCGTTTATGGGGCGGTTTTCTTTTAAGTTTTGGCTTGTTTTTCATGGTGATCCTATGGAGTCGGGAAATTTTCATCTAATAAACCTGGAGCGTGAGGGTCGGTGCTACCCCGCCGCTGTACCGCTGGAACGGCCATCGCCTGCTTCTCACGCTTTGGGTATGGTTTAGCTAATGGTTCTATTTGCTTCTTCATTTCTTTGTCTAAGGGCATTAGGTAGCGGTGTTTACCAACTGTTTTTATTATCTTACACTCACTAGGCTTGACTGTCTTTCTTTTATTCCCTTGTTGTATATTCCAGCCCTTTTCTGAAACTTGCCTAGAGTGTAGGCGTTTCCCTTTGTGCCAATACTCAGCGCCCTTTGCTGTGTCTCCGCAATAGAGCCAGTTTCCTCCCTGATATATCCCACCGTGATGACCGTATTGAGGGTCAGCAAAACTAACAACGAGCCGTAGTTTTGGGTTCGACTTCTTTAAGAACGCAAGTGCGACCTTTATAATTTTTGTCACTGGTGATTTATGGGCCCGCAAAGCTACCCTAGTTAATTCGCACCCCTCGTAAGCTGTCAAGTTATAGGGCTTTAAGAGGTTAGAACTTGCGCCCCTGCTAAATATTACTACTCCAATAAACTCATTTTCTTCCCATACACCAATTTTTACTAGAGGAGGAACAGGAACAGACTTGGAATAATGCCACCTCTTACACGCATAAACAGCAGCATCATGTTTAATCCAATTAAGCCGTAAATTCATGTTCACACGCTGGGCAGACAATTTTTTTCTTTTCGTCTAACATCCCTTGGTCATCTTCTGTCCCTGCTTCAAAGTTAGGCTCGAAGAATATACCATCCATTTCTTCGACACTAAAACCAGTCAACGTTAGGTCAAATCCTTGCGTGTCAATATCCCCTAATTCTAACTTTAATAAATCAGTATCCCATTCTGCATTCATGGGCAGCTTATTGTCTGCAATGACGTAAGCCTGTTTCTGTGCATTCGTCCAGCCGTTAGCCGTCATAGTGGGGATTTTATCAATGCCTAGCTTACGAGCCGCTAATACCCTGCCATGCCCCGCTATAATCTCGCCGCCTTCGTCAATGAGTACGGGCGTTGTCCATCCCCATTCGTTAATGGACGCGGCTATTTGCGCCACCTGTTCGTCGGAGTGTGTGCGGGCGTTCCTGGCGTATGGGATCAGGTCGTCGGTTTTACGCTTGGTTATTTTATCGGCGGGCCATTTTTGTTTTTGATTTGCCATTACCTTTTCTTAGCTGTCTTAGCTGCTGCCTTAAATGACTTAGACGTTGGCGCACCTTTGGTTCCGGGCCTACGCATCCGATCTATTGTTTTCCCCGCAGCTTTTTGCGCTTTTATACGCTTTCTTTTTGCATGAATATTGTCGTATAAACCAACCATTTATTTACCCTCTAATTTTTTTAATTTGTTACTTTGACTTTTAATTTCATTATTTTCCAATCTCTTTTTTGGTCGGTCATCAATCAAGCAATTATTATCTTGTGCGTCTAAAAGTATGTTGCAACAAGCAATAACATTTCCCAAATGCGACGCTCCTGTTTCTGGATCGTTGTCTGCAACTTCTTTCCATTCTTGTATGTGTCTCAGCGTTGCATTGATATAAACCATTGCAGACACATCTTTTTCTCGCCAATTCCAAGCTCCGTATTTTTCTGCCCCGATTTGGTGAGCGGCGGCGGCTGCTTCTAACGCAATTTTGGGAATTAAACCTAACGATGGTTTTTGTTTTCCAAATTTAGTCTTGGGGTTTTCATCCATAATTAGCTCATTGACCGAATAGAACTTGATATGGTTTTATCAAAATCTGATTTTTGCTGCTCTGTCAAATCTGTGTATCTCACCGCCGTATCTTTTTCCTTGCCACGCTTCATATGCTCTTCAAGGTGATCAGTTGCTATTCTCAAAGCTGCCTTTCTTTCGTTCAACATATTGCTGCAAACGTCAACAACTTCTGATCGGCTTGGCAACCACTTACATGAGCGGGTTAATTCGTCTACAGCGTAAAACCCAATGTCCGGCGGCGTTTCATTAAAAATTGAAGTCACCGCCCGCACGAATATATTTTCATCTGCCATTTTGCGTTCTGGATATGATCCTATCAAAACCTCTGCTTGCCGCGCCGCCGTTTCTAAATTTGCCGGAATTAAAATCCCCTCTAATTCGCTAACGATCTTTCTGCAATCAGAAACGGATATTAACCGCGTCCATTCGTCTACTCTTGTTCCAGCAACAGGTGTCAGCACAGATCTGTTTTGATATGCAGTTGGTGCCTTTGTAAATTGCTTGGCAACCATGCCCGCCGATGCTTTTTGCAATGCTAGTTTTGTTTCACTCATTTCAAAAACTCCAGATTATTTATTTGTTCTATCTCCCTAGCCTCTGATCTCAAATCGGCAAAGGCATCTTGCATTTTACTTGCCGAAATCTTTTCTGCTGGCTGCACGTGAGCAATATCATCATTCCAACATTCTCCATTTAACCACGTTGCTGGATGTTTGCAAAATTTCATGTCTGTCGTGACCTCCGCATACTTGATGGCAGAGTCTACCAATATCGTTGCAGCATCCATATCATCCAATTCGTTAAATGTTTTTAGTGCTTTCATGTAAGCATCTTCTGCTTTTTTCTTGCCGACCTTCCTTGGATATTCTGACCAGAAAGCATCGAATTTGAGCAATATATCTTCTTCTTTTTCCTGTCCTGTCCTGTCCTCTCCTGTGGACGCGTTACTAACGCGTTCGTAACGCGTGACGGAACCCTTATTCTTCCGGTACTTAGCAGACCTTTTTGCGCCGTCGTTGCGGTGCTTGTAACTTTTTGAAATTATTTTGTCACAATTTTTCTGCCGCAGTTTGCCGTTTTTCACTTTAAAAAAGGCAATGACGTTGTGCTTTACATTGAGCCACTCTTCCACTGAGCAATTGCAGATAGAGGAGAGGGCTCTGTCGTCATCTGGGAGGGGAGCTTCGTTGGCGTAGTAATGATCTAAGAGGAGGGTATAGGCACCATGCTCTGCAAGCGAGAGGTGCCATGTATCGTTTTTGTAATCGGTTGGGTGACGTTCATACCAGTCCATTAGACCAACTCCCGTTTTCTTGCACGGGCTTCCCGCTTCAAACGGTTCCTACACTGCCTGCATTCCCTATGTATCCTGTCTGGGCGTATGTATAAATTGTATCCACTGTATGGATGACCATAATTGCAGTGTGTTTTGCGCAAATTATATATACCCACATCACTGCGCCTAATATTTTCGAGTTTCGTAACAGCCTCTAAATGGCTTGGGTTTACGCACGATGGGTTTTTACATAGATGGTCTATCTCAAAATCTATTGGTATTTCTCCGGTGCAACGTTCGTGGCTGTATCTGTGCGCCATCTTAGCTATGTCATCATGCCAAAATCTTCCATACCCATTCTCATTTTTTCCGGCATTCCATAACCAACATTCATCAGAGCCCCGCACTGATACTTTAGCAATGAAGCGCAACCCATCGGGCGTACTCTCCATTAATTGTGTGAATTTTACGGTGTTCATATCATTTTCCAATCAATCATTTTCCGGTGAGAAGAGGCGCGGCGGGCTGGAAAATGATGAAGGGCCACGTTGGGGATCAATCCGACGTTTTTTTCACCGCGCACTATATTAAAACTTTTCATGGTTAAGCGTCAAGGGCTTCTTCATGAATAATCCCCGCTATTTGCTGCCATTGACTGGACTCCTTGCGGGTAATTCCCAATTCATCTAGGGTTGGTGTATCATCAATAACCTGTTCTTTTTTGGTACGGGTTTTTTCCGGCCTTCCTCCTTCCGCTCTTTCTGTTTCTTCAAGCATTTGACCTATGCGGTGTTCGGCCCTGAATTTAATTTTGCCCGCCCAAATAGCCATGTCATTATCATTTGCCTGACGCGCATAGGCCCGCATAGCCTCTGCCTTATCCCGAATATCTTTTACCTCATCAACAGAGTGTGCCGCCTGGAGTGCCTGCCGCGCTGCCTCGTATTTTACTAGATCATGTGACATATTTTATTTTCCTATTTTTGCATCGTAAAAGCTATTTGGTATTCAAATTCCGCTAATTCTCTGCATTTTGGACAGATGTCTATAGTAGCTAAAATTTTAATTTCTCGATCATCTTGATAACGAGTAGAAATAATTTGTGTTTTTTCTGGCAACATTACTTTGCCGCTGCCGCCGCAAACATTACACATTTAATTCTTCTTTTAATAGATCGGTCATGCATTTTCGCAAAGCACGTTGGTGCGCTAGTTTAGTTCCATCAATTGCGTTCTGCCGTCTTTTAACAGCTATAGAGTGCGCTTTCATAAGTTTTTGGTAGGAACGTGACGCATTTGACTTAAATGTGTTTGTACGTTGCCCTAAACGCTTTGTAGTTTTTTCCATTAAATTACTCTCCATTTTTGTAAAAGCTCTTGCACGTCCTCTACAGATCGTGCCGTAAATACATCGCCGCCAGCTTTGGCAATTTGTTCATGCACCTCTTTTTGTCTGCGTGAAAGGTAACCGCCTTCTTTTTTAACTTCGATCCAAATAGTCTTGCCTTGGTGCAATATCAAAATATCCGGCACGCCTGCCTTCATCCCCATCGCTTTCGAATTGGCGGCTGCAATAATGCTCTTGCTTGGTATGGGGTTGATGGCCGTCCAAAAAGAATCGGTTGATAAAACTATGTCCAAATATTGCTTTATTTTCCGTTGGATTTGATTCTCTGTTAAATTAGACATCAAAAAAATCTGCCAAATCTAAAATGATGCCTTTCGATTCAGCTAAATTAATAACGCGCACAGCATATTTGTTAGGCACGCCCGTTTTCTTCCACTTGGATATGTGGACAGCAGACACATTAAGTGATTCGGCAATGTCCTTTGTCCTTCCCATTT